CTCTCAATCTGGGAGTGGACAGGCACATTTGACGAGGGTCGGTTTTATAACGCACCAGTTAAAGTCATCAGTCTTAATCAGGGTGCGAGAGGCGATGCCAATGTCTATCCGACCGGAGTGGCAGCAACCGCATCGGTAGGTGCGGTAACAGTAGAAATAAGTACAACTGTCCTGCTCACACCACCTACAGAAGCCACCTATTATTTTGACGCACATACTTTATTAAATGACAACAATGCAGTTTGGACAAATGATGCCAACGCTGCTGATGGCTCAACATCCACTTATGCTGAAACCACCGCAAATGGTGCTAGTGATTATTTAGCCTTAAAAGGTACAACAGCTACTGACCTTGGTTCTGGGGTCGGGATTTCAAGCGTTAAGGGCAGGATATACGGTGAGGCCAGTGGTCATTTTTCTCAACTTAATGCACAATTTTATGACCTTTTTCAAAACGTAGGAAACACCAGTATATTTGAGAGTGCAGGTCTCTCTTGGTCAAACTATGGCACTTTAAATAGCCCGAACGGTTGGACTTGGGCAGAGGTGATAGATTCCACCGTTAGGTTTTATGGCCTTACAGGTGACACGTTCAACTGGGTACGGGCTTACAGGGCTGAGTACCTAGTAGAATATGGAGCTGGCCTCTCTGCTATCGGCGCGGTAGGTGCAGTAACAGTAGATGCATCCTCGCCTAGCGTAAATGTCCCCGTTACAGGTGTTGAAGCTACCTCCGCAGTAGATACAGTTACGGTAACTGGTGATTCAAATGTAACTCTTACGGGCGTTGCTGCGACTGGCGAAGTCGATTCGGTCACGGTGGCGGCTAAGTCGAATGTCGTTGCGATTGGATCAGCGAGTACGGGCGAAACAGGATCGCCAACAGTTGAAGCGAAATCGAACACGTCGATCGTCGGTTTGGCGGCAGCGGCAGCGGTTGGCGCGGTATCTGCCGGGATCTCGGTAGTCGTGGCCGTAGTCGGCCTGGCTGCAGCCGGAGCGGTCGGAGACGTTAACGCGTCCGGCGACGCTAATGTACTACTGACCGGATCCGCCGCCACCGGCCAGGTCGACCAGGTAGATATCGACGCCCAGGCCGTGGTCCCGATCTTGGGCCTAGGGGCCACCGGGGCCGTCGGCCAGGTCACAGTAGACGAGGGTAGCGTCCCCGTAGACGTCCCTGTAACCGGCCAGGAGGCCACCGGGGCCGTCGGGGATCTCACAGTAACCGGCGACGCTAACGTCCCGATCTCGGGCCTCGAGGGGACTGGCGAAGTCGGCCAGGTAACCGTCGACGCCGTTATCGCGATCGACGTCCCAGCAACAGGATCCGCAGGCCTGAGCCAGGTCGGCCAGGTAACCGTCGACGCCGTGGTATCGGTCGACGTTCCCCTAACCGGATCCGCCGGCACCGGCCAGGTAGGAGACGCCCTGGTAACCGGCGACGCTAATATAATTCTAACCGGGATCGAGGCGACGGGCGAGGTCGGCCAGGTAACCGTAACGAGCGCCGAGACGGTCCTCGTAGACGGATCCGCCGGCACCGGCCAGGTAGGAGATCCCGCAGTAACAGGCGACGCCCTGGCGATCCTTACGGGATCCACCGGCACCGGCCAGGTCGGCCTGGTAACGGTCGTCGCTGGTAACGATATAACCGTCCCTATAATCGGCCTAGAGGGCACCGGACAAGTCGGCGACCTGATCGTATCGGGCGACGCTTTAGTGGCCCTCACGGGCTCGGAGGAGACCGGAGAGGTAGGATCTGTATCCGTCGCACTCCCGGCCGTGGTCCCAGTAACAGGATCCGCCGGCACAGGCGAAGTCGGAGACGTAACGGTAACCGGCGAGGCCCTGGTGGTCCTTACGGGATCCGCCGGATCTGGAGAGGTCGGATCTGTTCAAGTCTCCACCCAGGGTAACGTAACGGTAACCCTCGACGGCGTGTTCGCCGCCGGGGCCGTCGGAGATCTCGCAGTAACGGGCGACGCCCTGGCGATCCTTACGGGATCCGCCGGCGCCGGCCAGGTCGGCCAGGTAACGATCACAGTAGGCGGCGCGATTATCGTCCCGGTAACGTGCCCAGGCGCCACCGGCTACGTCGGCCAGGTTAGAGTTACGACCGGGGCCTGTACCTGGGTCGGTACCGTCGAGATCCTCCGGGCCGCGTTCGATTGGTTAGACGCGTTCGCCTACTCGCCCCAGCCTGCTATACTGTGGCCAGGCCTACAGAGTAATCCACCTGGGGCCGGTATGTGGATAGAGCCGATCCTCGTCCCAGGTGAGACGGTTAACGTGGTCTGGGATAATTGCGCGAACGTAGACACGAGAGGTTACGTGCAGATGCGAGTCTACTACCGGCCTGGCCAGGGCCAGCTGGCGCCGTCCGAACTAGCGGACGCTCTGATAGACTACTTCCCTAAAGGCCTGGTACTGGGACCGGTACGCGTAAATATGAGGGCCTGGCAGTTACCGGCCGTCGTAGAGGATCCCAGTAAGATATATATCCCGGTTATGGTTTCATACCAGGGATTAACGTAACGTAATGACTCCCCGTATATGGGTTTCCGGAAACTTTTAACTGTTACTGATTGAAGGAGTATTTTATGGCTAGTTGTGGTGCTACAAATTTTGGAGGTATGTTTTATATTGCAACGACTGCGTCCAATGACGATCTGACTTTGTCAGAATTCGAAGGTCTGACCTATACTGAGGTTCCCAACCTTGTAACGTGTGATCCAACAGGTATTACACAGAATGTTGTAACGGATAGTACCTGGGATCGGCCCGTTGTTTGTAAAGGCAAAGGTGAAGCCAACGCTGGTGATCCGAATATTGAGTTCCAGGATACACCAAGTGCAGGTATGGATCTTATGGAAGCAGCTGCCGCCTATGACAATACGAACAACTATGCGTTCAAATTCGTCTGGGCAGACGCCAGTGAGGAGTATAACCGCGGCCTGGTAACAGGTCCGCAACGTACCAAAGGCGGTAACGAGGACTTTAAGCACGTAATTTATACGTTAGGTCTGCAGCAACCACCTGAAATTGTGGAAGCACCCTAATCCCATATAGGAAAGGGTGCAGTTTGGCTCCCGGTCAATACCGACCGGGGGCTTTTGATAGTCTAATGAGGAAAATGAAATGAACTTGAATGAAATAAAAAATGCAGTACAAACACAGGACCGTGAAATTGAATTTAAGCCCGCTGGTACGCCTACGGGAATGTTTTTTATATTACGTCATGAGTCTTCTAAGGAAGTACAAGCCGTTATGCGGGCGTTCCAGTCAAAGGTAAGGGATCTTACGCTAAAGCGTAAAACAACAGCTTACCAAAACCTGGTAGCAGATCATGAGGACAAACTCCGTGCCGCTCACGTTGTGACATGGCGCTGGGAGCAAGGAGCCGATGAAGATGAAGGCAGGCCAGAGTTCAGTAAAAAAGAGTTGAGCGCCATGTTCAATGATAGTGTTCTTGGCTACCACATCAAAAAGTTTATTGACGAAGAGGTTGGAAGTCTTGATGATTTTTTGTCGAAATCGGAGGACATCTAGGAGACTGCCTAGCTTGGCACGCACGATATGAAATTAATTGGGGACATAAGGTTGCAAGCAGGAATGGGCCGGTTGAAGTTACTCGACAGGACTATAACGCCCAAGCAGGTGTTGAGACCCCAGAGCAGCCTGAAATACCTAAGTGCGCCAAGCACGTGTGGGACTGGTGGTGGGAGCTTAATTCCCGCCGCCCTCCTGGTTTTGAAAACCTGGCTCCCATTTCCTATAATGAAATTTCCAGTTGGTTATTTTTAACCAAAAGGCTTGTTGCGCCAGAGGAGATTAATTGGTTAATTGCAATGGATAATGCCTGGCTCTTAACAATATCAGAGGAACGCAATGCCAAACGTGAACGAGAAAAAGAGGAATCGGAACGTAACAAAGGGAATAAAGGGAGATAAGGATGTCAATTGATATTGCCGAACTTGGTTTAAGTGTACGCAGTGACGGAGTTGTAGTTGCTACAGATCGACTTGATAAGTTTGAAGGAGCCTCCAAAAGAGCCGAATCTGCTTCCGATAGACTAGGAAAAACGGCAATGAGAGTCGGCCAAAATATGCAAAAAATGGGGCGTAATATGTCACTATATGTGACTGGTCCGCTTCTTGCAATTGCCGGCGCATCCGTTCACGCTTTTGCCAAGTTTGATGATGCGATGATTCGATCCATGGCCATCATGGGTGAGTTATCAGAAACCATGAAAAAGGACATGACGGATGCCGCTAAAAAGATGGGGCGTGAGACTATATTTTCAGCCGAACAGGCGGCGGAATCCTATTTTTTCCTAGCCTCTGCTGGTCTTGACGCAGCATCAGCTGTTGCCGCCCTTCCAAAGGTAGCGGCATTTGCTCAAGCTGGTACTTTTGATATGGCTAAGGCTACGGATATTTTGACGGATGCACAATCCGCACTCGGCAAGGTAATTAAAAATGATGCCATTGCAAACATGGAGGAAATGGTTAAGCTGTCGGATGTTCTTGTTGGAGCAAATACTCTAGCAAACGCCTCTGTTCAGCAGTTTGGTGAAGCGTTAACCAACAAGGCTGGTACCGCAATGAAGGATCTTAATATTGATATTGAATCAGGCATCGCGGTTCTGGCTGCCTGGGCAGATCAGGGTATTAAGGCCACTGAAGCCGGAGAGAAATTCAATATCGTTACGCGGGATCTTCAATCGGCATATAGAAAAAATACTGATGAGTTCAAAAAACTTGGTATTGAGGTATTTGAACATGGCGCCTTTAGAAACATGGCTGATATTATTCGGGATCTGGAAGTTGCATTAGGCCCAATGACGGTTGAGATGAAAGGGGCCGCCCTGGCTCAGTTAGGTTTTGCTGACAGATCCGTTATCGCTATTAGGTCATTAATAGGACTATCAGACAAGATTGAGGATTATGAGACAAAGCTCAGATCAATGGGCGGCGTTACAGATGATATTGCAAAGAAACAACTTCAGTCATTTGAAAATCAACTGGGGCTATTGAAAGCTGAAATTACCGATGTAGCAATAGAATTGGGCGCAAGTTTGGCCCCTGCTGTAATGAGTCTCATGCAGGAGATCCGAGACATAGCCGTTGCGTTCCGGGAGCTTGATCCAGAAACAAAAAATCTGATTCTAAAAATAGGTCTGGTGGCTGCTGCAATGGGACCTCTGCTAATTGTCGTGGGAAGTCTTATTAGGACAATAGGAATACTGGCTTTGGCAATTAATACCAAGCTGATTGCATCGCTTGGCCGATTGGCTCTTATGTTAGGGCCAGCAGGAATCGTTATTGCAGGATTAGGTTTGTTAGCCTGGAAAATGAGAGACACGGGACATGAGTCAAATGAACTTGATTTAAGAATTGAATCCTTAATAAAAACAATGGATGATTTCGGTAAGACGTCATTCGATTTGGTTGTCCAAGACCTTAATAATGCTATTGCTGAAAATGATACTGTGGTAGGCCGACTAAGGGATAACTTGCAGGTTCTGATGGATATGCAGGGCAGACCTATGGGTGCTCAGGCTTCTGATAACATGGCGTTTGAGATGGCCAGGATAGCACAACAAATTAAGGCGGCGGAAGCAGAGGGAGAACGATTACAAGCTCAGCTGATAAAACTGACAGATGCACAGACTGCGTACAACGAAAAAACAGGTGAAAGCAATGATCTGATGGCCCGTTATGCGGAGACGATGAGACTCCTTAAAGAGAATTTTGCTTGGCTTGATGGGCTGTCTCTAGAACCGCCGTATGATGCCGATGCTTTTGATGATTTAGTGAATGCACTGGATCCATCAATTGAGGCCGTAAAAGAATACAAGGCAGCATGGGATTTGCTCAAAGCAGCATGGAAAGCCGGGGACCTGCCGGAAGCCGAGTTGAAACGACTGCAGTATCTTTTACAGACATCGGCTCTTGCAGCAACTGCTTTCGGCGGAAATCTCAAGCGGAATATTCCGATTACGAAACAATACGCGGCGACCATGAAGGAGCTTGAAGAAAATTTCAAATGGCTTGATGAATTGGATGCGCTTGATAATGAACTTGATGGACTAAAGATGCAGTTTGACCCGCTTGTCGCCGGGCTGGAGGCGCTGGATGATATTCGGAAAAAGGTACAAGAGGGATTTGAAAAAGATTTAATTGAAAAAGATCAATTTGATCGCATGATTGAAAATATTGGGCGAGCCGAAAATGCCATAAATAGTATGCATGATAATTTTGCTAAGGGGCTGGATGCGACCATTCAATCGCTTGAGCAGGTTCGCGGTTTATTTAATGAGGATTCAGAAGCGGCTGAAAAGTTGAATTCCGTATTACAAATTATGAATGTTGTAGCTGGCGTTTATGCGGTCATAAAGCAACTGCAAGGTGGAGACGTTTATTCGGCAATACCCAGAGCCATAGGCGTGGCGGCTCTCATTGCATCTATGGGCGTAGATACCGGGGCAACAGGGGGATCCGCATCTGAAAGAACCTTTCAGGAATCACAGGGTACTGGCTCGGTACTTGGTGATACAGACGCCAAAAGCGAATCAATATTGAACGCCATGGAGATTACCGCGGCTGCAACGAGTGAGCTTGTGGGAATCAATCGCGGGATGTTACACGCACTAACCGCTTTACAGGGTGGACTTGAGGGTGCAGTTGTTCAACTGGCTCGTAGCGGGAATGGTGGAGACATAGTGCTTCCAAAGGCAGAAACAGCCGGCTTTATGAAATTCCTACTCCCGGATATAGGATTTATCGGTAAATTCTTAAATAAGATATTCGGCGGTAAGACTAAGCTCCTCGACACTGGTATCCAGATTGAAGGCGGTATGTTAACCGACCTCCTTAACGACGTCCTGGTCCAGGCCTTCGCCGATATAAAGTCTAAAAAATGGTTCCTGGGGAGCTATAAATTTAAAACCATATTCGAGGATATGGACTCCGAGGTCGGGCGCCAGTTCGTACTGGTATTCCAGTCCATCTACGATACCGTCGAACAGGCGGCTCTCGCAATAGGTATACCGCTGGACGATATCCAGGATCGGCTCGCGTCATTCGAGATTGAGTCGGTAAAGATCAGCCTTAAGGATCTTAACGCAGAGGAGCAACAGGAGGAGATCCTGGCCGTATTCTCAAAAATATTCGATGATCTGGCTGGCACTGTGGTACCGTTTATAGAGGACTTCCAAAAAGTCGGCGAGGGCCTGGGCGAGACCCTTGTCCGTGTCGCCACCTCAGTCCAGGTTATGCAGGAGGCCATTATCGCCCTGGGCCTATCAGTGGACGACATGGATCCGGAGGCCTTCGCCCATATGTCGGTCGACCTGGTCGAACTGACCGGCGGCGTGGAGGAGTTTATCTCCAAGTTCACAACATTTTTTGATAAGTTTGCTAATGAAGGACAGAAACTGGAATTCATAACAAGCCAGGTTGAGCGGGCTTTTGAAAGCGTAGGTCTTGAGATACCAAAAACAGCCGACGGAATGTGGGAGCTGATGCAGTCACTGGATGCAACTACAGAGGAAGGCCGTGAACAAATTGCGATGCTGTTGAATATCTCCGCAAGCGCAGCCGAATATTATGCTCTGCTTGAGGACGCCGAGGAAGATAGGTTACAGCAGGTTCAGAGACTCAGGGCGTTCATGGGAGACACGGTATTCAGCGGCTTACTGGACTTGCGAGATGACTTCAACGCGGCGATGAAAGCCGCCGACGCCTTGGGCGCATCGCAAAGAGAATATGCGCTCATTGCCGCGGCGTTCAACAGGAATCTGAAACGGATGGCGGCGGAACTTACGATCAGCGTAATATCTCAGGTCAAGGCGCTGTTCGGAGATGAAATGGATGACGTTGCCGAAATATTAACAGACGGAATGAAAGATGTTCGGGTGGTTGCTAACAAGGTATTCGATGATTGGATGCGGGCACTTGAGGACATATATAATTTCACTCAATCCATTTTGCTGGATGAGCAGCTAACCACATTGACTCCGGCGGAGCAATTAGCCGAAGCGCAGAGCCAGTTTGACAGACTGTTAGCCGATGCCATGGCTGGTGATGAAGAGGCAGCTGCTGCGCTTCCTGCCGCGGCCAAGGCGCTGTTAGAGGAAGCCCGCTTCATGTACGCCAGTGGTCAGCAGTACACAGACATTTTCAACCGGGTAGTTTCGGTCATGGAAAATATGCAAATGCCGAGCGGGATACCGCCTACCATCGAAGTTGAAGACGAACCAGATGATCCTTTGATATACGGTCCAGAGGCCCCGCCAGATCCCAACGAAATTCTGGCGGCAGAGCTGCAGAAATTCCTCATGGCATTAGACTTGGCCGGCACGCTGCGTGATCTTTCACAGGTACTGAATACGTCCGTTGTCGGATTAGCCGAGGAGCTTGGAGTTCCGCTGAGGGAATTGGTTACCCTGATGGGAGTTGAGCTTGAAAATATCAGCATTGCCACCGCTGCCGGGCTTGGAGAAGTGGCGACACTTCTGGGTGCTGACATATATGAGCTTATGGATGCGCTGGACATTGGTCTGGGTGACCTTCTTGCTGAGTTGCCTGATGGCATACGTGGAGACCTTGAGCCGCTCCTGGAAGCTATAAAAGACGCCACAACTGAGGCAGATGTCACAGCTGGGGTTGAAGACTTGGGCGGCTACATTTTAGGTTTGCCGGCAGATTTACAGTTGCTTTTGCAGCCATTTCTTGACTGGTTTTCTAAACCAGAAATCAGCCCGGAAATTACTGCTCTAATTGGCATCCAGTTAAACACTGCCGAAATCGTGGCAGGCATCCACGCACTTGTCGCGATGGGCGGCGGCGGAACCACAGTAAACAACTGGACGGTTTCACCTAACGACGGGCTACCGGTCTACGGTCCTCCGGCACCCGACTACGGCCCTGCACCGCCGCCACCGGTATACGGCCCGCCACCGCCAGACCTGCCGCCACCACCGCCAGACCTGCCGCCACCACCGCCAGAGGATGAGACTCCGGAGGAGCGGTGGATACGTATATTTAGACCGGATCTCTTTCCGCAGTATGCCGACGGCGGTATGGTCGACAGGACCGGACCGGCTATGCTCCACGCCGGCGAGTTCGTCGTAACTAAAACCGCCGACAATCTCAACGTTAATACCGCGGGCGGTGAAGGAGCATCAAGCAGTGAACTTACTGAAATTAAAACCGTATTGATTGATATTCTAGATCAGAATCGAAGGTATCAAGAAAGGGATATTGCGCTCACAAGTGATATGGAAACCAGTCTTAAAACACAAGCAGAAACATCCAGAAGGATAGCAAATGCCTAAGCGTTATTCAAACGAAGTCCTGGTTGTAATTACGGCAACGGTATGGGATTATGAACCAACGGTAACAACACTTCGACAGGCGATTTACGGAGGCATGTATCAGGATACAATTAATCCTTCTGGACTACCCGTACATTATGAAGGGCGCATTAAATCGGATATTATTTTTACCAAGCAAATTGGTTTGAAATTTTGGGCAGAAGACTCTGGAATTGATTTTGGATATATCGACATATCTGTAGAGGATCAAAATGATGAACTGATTAATTTTGCCAAAAACGTAACGGTTGCGCAAGTTGATATGTACAGGATTGACCAGAATGTATCGGTCGTTGAACAATTAGAATTATTGGCGACCGCCAACTGTTCTGATCTTGGTTTTGCAAATGAAAATACCATTCGGTTTCGTTTAGCATCTATTCTTGCTGAAGGCTTTGAAGCGCCGATTAATGAGCTGTATTATGGAGAGGAATATTCACAGCTTGCGGGTAAGCCATATCCGATAGCTTGGGGTCTTATTCAAGACCCATGGCAGCTGTGGCCAACGATACTTGTTGACGGAACTTCACTTTTGTATCACGTAACAGATATTCCGATTGAATCATTTGATGGTGAAGTATATGACCGAGGTGTTGCTATTGTAGAAACCACTGGATTTACCGCCGAGCAATATGGATTTACGCTGTTGGCAAATCCATCAGGTAGACTCACATGCGGAAGGATTTTTATGTTAGATCCAGAGGATACAAGCTCATATCTCCTAGGCCTTTTTCGTTTTGTTCGCTTGGCGATGACACGCGCAGGCATCTGGGATTATGCAAATCAATATGAGCTGGATACGCTGGAATATGATATTGGAATGGGTGACCAATATCCAATGTTTTCAACGCATAAAGTTACTCGACTTGAAACCTTCCTAGATCAAATATTTGGTGGGGTTACCGGCTGGTACTATGTTGACGAGTTAACGGAAATCCACTTTGGAAGACTTACTGATCCAGACGTAGCCAGTTCATCATTTGATTTTACCGATTCAAATATGGTAGGTAGGATTAAAGTAGATGATGATAAGGCTCCTGGGCTCAGTACAACAGTAAATTATTCATTAAGTCCTGGAGCCTATACTGAGGATGAAATTGCCGGGGGAGTTCAGGGGCTATGGCGAACAAACGTTACGAATCCATATTATCTTGTTGAGCAGACCACGTTTTTGGTCCCGTGGTTATGGACGGCTGATGATAACTCATGGACGGCTGATGATGTATATCATACGGCAGACGGATTTGGTGGATCTTATACATATACAGCCCCGCAATATTATTGGCGGGCAGGTACATCAGATGCCGTTGAACTTACGATAGGTTTTTGTGATGATTCCAACTGTTCATCATTTGCTTTGGCTCAAGCAGAAATTGATCGTTGGTGGTCAACCCTATATCATAAGCGCAGGCGATTTTATACGTTTGATGTAACCCTCAATGATTCTATGTTCAATACTGTACTACCACAACTGGGGGAATTCTGTAGCATACAATCCGATAGGTTCAAATTAATTGACACGCCTAAAAATCTATTTATGCGCAAACTTAAAATGAACTTCACCAAAAACTTACTCACCGTTGAGGGATGGGGCTAATGGCCAATCAAAATTCTATTATCAGTTATGTTCCGCAGCCCTATTTTACTGAAGGAGCCTGTACGATCATTAATCAAAGTAACGTTGATTCAATTGATAATTCAGACGGTATTTTTGACCCTGATCTTTCAAATTATGTAACTGTTAACCCATCCTATGGGGCTACATCATTTGCCGTAAAAATAGATTTCGGAAAACAGAGTTTACGTCTTACAAATTATGATATGACCCTTGCTTTTATAGGATGTAGTTTGCTAACCTATGAGGATAGCGGCGGGTCTCCTGATCTGAGCACAGAATTTACGGAAAATAT